TCTTCGGGGCTGGGGGGCTTGTTGAGAGGCAAAATAACACTGGAAAAAACCTTATCAAAATCGTAACGAGGTACAAAAAATCCAATGTTAAGGCAGTAAACGGCTGAAGCACCACAAAAAGTAATGCCAGCGGGCCCAGTACGCAAGTTTTGCTTTTGTGGTCTGAATGTCATGCCAAAGCGTTTGTATAATTGAGCAGACCAGACCATATTAGGCTTGAACGTGTAAACGCCAAACCGGTCGTCGCCGTAGGTTTTAAAAACGGCGTGCTCCCTTAAGCTGAGACCTAAAGAAAATTCGTTGTTGAGATACCAGAACTCCAATGCTTTCATGAAGGTGTTAACAACTGCATTGATTTCTCCTGTGGAACCACCTCCGCTTGGATTTCCGCCAATCTTGCGACAAACAGTACCGTCTGTGAGGACAAGTACAGTGTAGCAGACGTTTTGGAAAAGATTATGCAAGAGTGTAAGTGCTGGAGCGGTTTGCTGATCGTATCGCAAGGTGTCCCATATTAGACGATAGTAGACGGCGATCATCCAAGGTGTAATTGATTGATCCCAATTGGTGGCATCTTCATCATACCACCATGTGGTCTGTCCAGGGAAACGATTCCTCATTCTAAGGATACGGTGATGAAATTCTCCGAAGAATGGTGTGGTTCCAATTTGTGACTCATGTTTGTCGACAGAAGCTTTAACGATGTCAGAAAAACTCTTTTCGAAGCGCTGTTGGCAACGTATAAACGGAGCAGGAAAACCCTGTATAATACGAAGGCGTCGATCGTCGATCTTCTCTTTGGGATATAAAGCCTTCTTGAGAAAAACGTACGCAGGAGCCAATACAGAGCGCTTTTGCATAGCATACCACCAGTCGGTGTAAATGGTGGGGTTGTCTTCAATGAGTTGCTGTTCCGAAGTATGATTTACCATGAAAGGAAAACCAGGTGAGGAATGCACGTTTTTGCGTAGATCACCCCACTCCAGGATACGACGGCCGAAACAATCACGATATTCGTGACAACAATGCTCGTAAGCATATTGCATGGCATCAGTAGTAGGTTCTGGGGGAACAGTTGTTTTGAGTCGGTTGACAGCTTCAAACAGATGCCCAAGGTCGAATTTGGGGACATCATTACGCGATTGATAGTCAACATGAGCAAAAACGGGGTCACGTTCGGCAGCAACGACAGGAACAGAGCGAGTTAAAGCAACTTTGCCGAGGACTGGTAAATTAACGAATTCATTGGTCGAAGGGGGAAGGTGTTGAAAGTAATCAAGCATTCGTGTCGAGTTGGTAAGACACGCACTGGTGATTTCAGTGCTGTAGAAACGAGGCTTTTCAACTCTAATTTCTACTGCCTGGCACCCTTCTTTTGGGAGCTGGACGTTGATGGGGCCGTTGTACCACTCGAAGTTGTGTCCGCTCCCGTTTTCAAGTTTTTTGGATGAACTTTCTTAGGAGGGGGATCTGATTTAGCAACAACTTCAGCCTCTAGAGCAACGTCGGCATTTGTAATAGCAGATGTTGTAATTTGACCGGTGGACGAAACATGTAGCAGAAATTCGACAGCATCAGGGTCTGAGAGCATTCCCTGCAAGCGTTGAACGACGGCTTTAGCAGTTGAGCGAGTGACTCCTTCCAACTTCACTTCTGACAAGGGTTTGCCATTAAGGAAGTGCTGTGGGAATTTGAAAGGATCGATGGTAATTTCGCCCTCATGAAACTTGAGCCGATGTGGTGCAAGGCGCTTGATATCGTCAGACGATAAACCAGATTGAAGCAAGTGTTCGTACTCCAAATCGCTGAAAGCAGATTGGTTGGTTGCAGGCTTCGTAAATCTGAGTTTGCCAGAAGGAATACTGTCGTGTGTGTCGTGTAATTCATCTTCACGTTCAGCCATGTGTTCAGACATGTCATGTTTGTTGTGACGTTTTTGTTGGTGGCCACTACGCTTGGCTTCAAGATTTAATGTAGAATCCACGTAATCGGCTTGTTCCGCAACTAGTTGTTTCTTGGCAGCTTTCTTGTTCCCAGCTTGGACAAGTTCGGATTGCAAAGGCAATGGACAACAGAAGTTAGCAACTGAGTTGTG